CTTCTGATGAAGCTTCTGATGAAGATTTAGAAGCTGGTTGTGAATGAAAAAAATACCTGAGATTGGTGATAAGATAGAACATACATTACCTCATTTAAATAAAAAAAGAAAAGGTAAAGTAATACTAATACTTACTTCTCAGTTTGTTTACGAATATGGCAAAGAAAAACATATATCATTTTGTATGTTTCGTGATGATTTATGGAGTTATGATAAGTGATACAGATATTTATTGGCTATGATAGTAAAGAAAAGGTTGCATTTAATGTACTTGCATATAGTATATTGAGAAACAGTACAAAACCTGTATCAATAACACCTGTTTATTTACCAAACCTTCGTGATGATTTTGTAAGAGAAAGAAATAGTTTATCATCAACAGAATTTTCATTCAGTAGATTTATAGTACCACATCTTATGAACTATAAAGGGTGGGCATTATTTATGGATTGTGATATGTTAATGACTGAAGACATATCAAAACTATGGCGACTAAGAGATGATAAGTATGCAGTACAATTATGCAAACATGATTATGAACCTGAAGAAGATAAAAAGTTTTTAGGTCAAGTGCAAACAAAGTATGAGAAAAAGAATTGGTCATCATTTATGTTAATGAACTGTAAAAAGTGTAATGAACTTACACCAGACTATGTTAATAGTGCAACAGGTTTACAACTACACCAATTTAAGTGGCTAGAAAGTGAAGAATTGATTGGTGAATTGCCATTAGAATGGAATTGGTTAGTTGATGAACCAGGTTATAATACTAAATCAAAAGTTAATAATGTTCATTTCACAAAAGGTGGGCCTTGGTTTAAAGAATATGAAAATTGCTCGTATTCAGAATTGTGGAAACAATATCATACGGAGTGTTCTTGGATAGAATGATTTACGGATTTGCAACAAGAAAGCTAACAGACAATTATATAGAACCATTTGTAGAAAGTAATGGCGGAAGATTTATTAAATCTCTAGGTCAAGTAGGAAGGTATGAAAAAACTACTTGGATAGATTTTAATAGAGAACAATGGATAAAAGATAAAACACCAATTGCAATTTTTGGAATACTTAGAGGAACAGCTGATTTAATGAGAACAGCTAGAGAACATAATATAGATTATTATTATTTTGACCATTCATATTTTTACAGAACAAATGACCATAGACCTAATAAATCAACTAGAAAAAGATTTTATCGCATAACAAAAAATGGTCAATCACTTAATAAACTAATAAATTGGAAAAATTTTCCTGAATATGAAAATAGAATAAAAGTACAAAAAAGAGCTTGTGGAATAAAAGTATATACAGAATTTTTTAAAACACAAGGGTCTAAAATTTTAGTATTACCACCATCAGAATTTATTTGTACTTTTTATAATTATGGAACACAAGAAGATTGGATTAATAAAACGATAGACAAGATTAAAAAATATAGTGATAGAGAAATAATTATAAGAAAAAAAGGAGATAGCACAGACTTTACAGAACAGTTACAGGAAACATTTTGTACTGTATCATCACAGACAACAGCTGTAATATGTTCTATAAAATATGGAATACCATCTTTTTGTGAAGATATATCTTGTGCTCTGCCAATGTCTAAGACAGATTTATCTCAAATAGAAAACCCTTACAGACCAAATAAAGATGAAATAGAGAATTGGATAAATGGATTATTAAATGCACAATTTGAAGAATCAGAAATAAAGTCTGGTCATGCACTTAAAATTATAGAGGATTTACAATTATGAATATATTTCACGAAATGGCTTGGGATAAATGTTTATCTCACGAAATATGGGAATCGTTTAAAAAAGGTTGGCCTGAATCAGACCAAGAGGTACATTTCTTTTGGGGTCTTGCAGGTAAAAATGTTCCTGAGATTCAAAAGTGTATTGATGAAAACAAAACATGGTTCTATGTAGATGTAGGTTATTTAACAGAACAAATCACAAGATATCCTGAACCCAAAATTGATGACTATGACAAAACATATTTTAGAATTGTACATAGAAATTTACATACAATAAGAGGTACTGTTGGCACAGGTGAAAGATTGACAGAACTAGAACACAAAGGCATTGATACAGAATTTAAAGGTTGGAAAACAGGTGATACAAAACATATTCTAGTTTGTCCTTCATCACAAATGGTAACTTATAATATAAATGGTATGAATCAAGATGAATGGATAAATGAATGTGTAAACGAATTAAAAAAACATACAGATAGAGAAATAAAAGTTAGAAACAAACCTAGACCAGGTAATGAATTTTGGGGTACAGATATAAAAGATAGTTTAGTGGACGCTCATTGTCTAGTTACTAACATGAGTTTATCAGCGATAGACGCTGTTTTAAATATGACACCTGTAATATGTCATGGTAAAAATGTATGTTCACCGATTGCAAGTAGAGATTTAAAATATGCAAACAAACCTTTCAGACCAGGTAGAAAAACCGTAAATGAATGGATGAAGTTTGTTGTAGAAAATCAATTTACTTTACCTGAAATAGAAAGTGGTAAAGCATTTGAAGTTATGAAGGACCAAATAATATGAATTTTTGTTGTGTATATTATGGTGATAAGTATGATGTGAAGTATGTGCAAAACTTATACAACATGGTACAAAGACATTTGACAATACCACATAACTTTATTTGTTTTACAGACCATGTAAAATTACATAAACTAGTTAGTGGTGATATTATATGTAAACCTTTTCATCATCACAATTATGAAGGTTGGTGGAACAAAATGCAATTGTTTTCACCAGAGGCAGAACTAGAAGGTGTAAACTTCTATCTAGATTTAGATGTAGTCATTCTAGAAAACATAGACAAGTTTATAACATACAGTAAAGAAGATGAGTTTTCTGTAACGAGAGATTTTAGTTATGCGACAAAGGGTTGGAACTCTAGTGTCATGAAATGGAATAATGCAACAGAAACAGAAAGAATATGGAATGGGTTTCTTGCAGATAAATCTAGATTCATGCAATTGCAAGGTGACCAGAATGTGATTTCCGCATTGACTACAGATATTGTAGAAGATATGCCAAATCTTAAAGTCAAACCTAAAGACAAGGTAAAACCGTATCCTGATGAATGGACATTTTCATATAAATGGCACGACAGAGTAGACCCAAGATTTGATAAAGGTCGTTGGGATTTTGCCAGAGGGGAAGGTTCTATTGCAGTCTTTCATGGTCAACCAAATCCACATGAATCTGAACAAGAATGGGTAAAACAAAACTGGAAATAATTAACTAAACGGAGGTAAATGTGAACCACTATAGAACAAAAGAGATGAACCAAGCTGAGTATGATGATATTAAAAAGATGGATAATATAGAAATAATAGATGAAAAGAAAATACCAATACATCTAACCCACCAAACAGATGATTTCGGTAATGAGATTCATTCTCAACAATATAGATATGAGGTTACTTTAAAAATATATATGTAAAAGTGAAAAAAATGCTTGACATGTAGTTCAAAGTATCCTATAATACTTGCATGGATTGTACAAAAATTGAACATTACCTATCAAATGAGAATCATTCTCATGAAAATAATTTTAATTATTTTTTTATTCCTTTAAAAATCAATAGTTTAGAAGGGCAGAAAGTGCTTGACAAGGCTTTTGATATGTCCTATAATATACTTATATTAAACAATAAAGGAAAAAACACTATGAAATACATACTATCAGACATAAAAAAAGGTTACAAGATATCCACTATCATGAAGCGTAACCAATGTTCAGCAACACTAGTTATTGCTTGTATGAACATAATTCAAAAATCTGCAATGAGGGCTGCTTAATGACAGAGAACATGATAACATTTTTGAAGATAACATTTTTAATGATAGTGCCAGGAAGTTTAATACTGGCACCACTAATAATCAGGAGTATGAAATAATGATAACAAAGAATATGAAAACAGAAATAGCAAATATGAATCTATCACAATTGAATGACTTACAAAGTTTTATTCAAGATGTAAAAGTCATAAACGCTAAAACACAATTAAGTGTTGGTGATACAGTTTATGTAGTTCAAAAGACTAAAAAAACATTGGGTAAAATCTTAAAAATTAAGATAAAGAAAGCTCTTGTTGAAATGCAAGGTGTCAGATACAATGTACCACTATCAATGTTGGAGGCAGTATAATGCATTTATCAAAAACATTCGAGACATGGCCTGGAATAGATGGCTGGATGAAAAAGAAACCTTTAGGTATGAAATCACTAATGGGTTTAACATCAGAACGATATTATTCTAAAGAAATGATGAGAAAAGAAATAATATTAAGAATATCACCTATGAGTGAGGGTTCATTTGCAAAAGGTTTACCTATTGATATGTTACACGATTTTAAAATACATTTCAAAGGTCAATTTAGAATCAGATATCGTGGTAAAACAGATTATCGTAAAAGATATTTTAGACCAAAAGAATTTTGTCACCAAAGGTATGCAACAAGTTTTGCAATTTATACAACAAATAATTTTGATATAGATTATTGGTCAGAATAATGAAAGTATTACAAGAAATAACAGATTGGGGAGAAGATAGAGTGAGTAATAATATTTACTTTATAGACAAAACCAAATTACATGCCTATATTAAAGAAGGCACAGATAAGATTATTAAATTTAGTAGACCACTATCATTTAATAAATCAAGAAGAAAGTTTAAAGAATTAAAATTAGAAAATTACGAGGCACAATTATGAGTATGAATGACTACGCTATGGATATAGGAGAACAAGTTATATCCGACACATATAAAAAAGTATCAGAAGGTGAAATAACTTTTGATGATGTAGAAAATGTTTATATGGATGAATTGACATCCGATGAAAGAACAGCATTAGATTTCTTAGGAATACATGATGAAATTGATTTTAGAGAGGCAATTGAAAATGAATAACGGATATTTTGCAGTTAAACTTGATAAGCAATGGACAGATGTTGTTAAGAGAAATGCAACAATGGAAGTAGTTCGAGGTGACCATATTACACTTGCATATAAACCTGATGATATCGCTTTTAGTAGATATACTAAACTAGTTGGTAAAAGAGTAAATGTATATATTGATGAGTATAGAAAAAATGAAAACATTGAAGCATTTTTTGTAACAGATATGTTTTATGATTCTTACAGATTAACAGAAAGTGAAAAAGTATTAAAAAGGTGGGATGATGGTCCAGCTCACATAACGATTTCACACAGAAAAGGTTTAAAACCTAAAGAGGCAAATAGTATGTTTACAAGTCCTACTTCTAAAAGACAAGCAATAGGATATGTAGAAGGTACAATTGAGTGGATAGAATTTAACAACCAGGAGACAATATGATAAGAAAAAAACAACCTTCAAATCAAATGATAATAGACTTAACAGGACAGGATGGTAATGCATTTTGTCTGATAAAACTAGCTAGCGACCTTTGTAAGAAACTCAAGCGTGAGAATAAGTTAAATTACAATTTCGACAACATCTATAACCAAATGACAAGTGGGGATTATGAAAATCTTGTACAAACATTCGACAAGTATTTTGGCAGTTTCGTAATACTAGAAAGATGACATTTATTCAATTATTGTGTACGATTATTGTAATCACATTTATTTGTAATTTACATAACATACATGATTGGATTTGTACAAAATTAAGTAATTTAAGTTTAATAATATTTAGGAGATAACTATGATAACAAGAGAAGAAATAAGAAAAGGGTTTTCAGATTGCAAAACAAAACAACAGAAGGCAGACTATTGCAAGTTTCACATGGAACAAGAACGAGATATGCCAGAGTTGTATGAGAATCTAGTAAACGGAGACGGTGAAAAATTATTTAACTTTCAAGGACTTTTTAATTCTTGGAGTTCATCTTCACCAATTGATTATGTAACAATGAAATATTATGGATTATCTCAAAGAGATTACATTATGAAATATGTTACTAAAACAAGTAAAGATAAAAAATCTACAGAAGAAATGATTGAAGATGTATCGGTTGATGTTCCTAATGTCAGAGAAGATGATGTATCTAAAGTAATTGGAGAAATGAATGAAGTATAATGAAGAACAAATTCTACAAGAGGTAGGTGCCTACATTCAAGGTACCTATAAACAACATTACAGTACCACAGAAGATGGTATGCAAGTTCAAGATATGTTGCGACATTTAGATATAGATAAAGATTTCTGCCAGGCAAATGCGATTAAGTATCTTTGCAGATATGGTAAGAAGGACGGTAAAAACCGAAAAGACTTACTAAAGGCAATACATTATATTGTACTATTAATGAGTTCAGAAAATAATGAAAATAAAGCTTGACATACATTTGAAAATGTCCTATAATATAATGAATTACTATAAATGTAATAGTCATGTGGACTTAAAACACACTTATATAACAACAAAGAGGAAAATATAATGGCAAGAGCTAGACTAAGCAAAAAAGAAAAAGTACTAAACTTACTATCTAAAGGACAACCAGTATTCTGGAGAACCCTAAGAAGTAGATTTGATTTAACATCACCTAGAGCAATGGTTGATACATTACGCTCAGAAGGACATATGATTTATATCAATGAAAACACAGGTACTAATGGTAACAACACTTCATATCGTATGGGTACACCATCTAAAGCGATTGTGGCTGCTGGTATCAAGAAACTTTATGGTACAAAATACGCTTACAGTTCTTAATGTGAGAATGGTGCCCGAAAGGGCACCTATCCTATATGATAATCAGTTACAAGTTGGAGGCAATTCTAATGTATCATAAAATAAGTTCAATGTGCGATAAAGTACGAGTAATTTATCAAAAATCAGAAGAATTACGAATAGCAAAATATGGTCATAAGGATGATGTTTCACAGAGAGAATCAGATTCAGATATAAACCATAGAATAAAAGACATACAAACATTGTGTAGAGAGATAGCAAATGATAAAGGAAAATATAATAAATATCCAGCAAAAAAGGATGCTTAGAACATTCGCTATCGTATTGATTGGGTTGTCCTTACAAGGATGTTTGGCAACACGGTCACACATCGGTGCCGGTTTAGGTGCAACAACAACGACAGTCGCCTGTGTATCAGCAGGAATTGATAATCCATATGTAATTGCAATGTGTACTTTAGGTGGTGCTCTTGCAGGTGCTGAAATGATGTATCAATCAGACTATGATGTTCACTATGGTACTTTTGTAGACCATATGAATGTTGCAACAAGTGGACCATCATATACTAATTGGCACAATAGAAAGACAGGTAATAGTGGCATAATAAAAACAACAAGTATGTACTATCAAGGTCCTTTTAAATGTGTTGATTATGATGTAACAGTTGATATAACAAATCTTTGGCCTGTTATAGGTATGGGTAACATAGATAGAAGAACAGAATTTGGAACGGCATGTCAAATGCCAGATGGTAGATGGTTAGAAAAACCATATAAAAATCCTTATACAGGAGAATGGGTAAGTAGATGAAGATTCAATGGGAGATTCTAATTGCATTTTTGATGTTTATGACTTTAATGTCATACACAGCTCATGTTGCAAATGCAGATGAAGAATATCATGCAAAGATAAAACCAATTAAACAACAATATTGTTTTACAAAGATTACAACAACAATTAAAGATGATGTGGTTACAAAAGAAGAAAAATTAATCTGTGCAGACGGTAGAAAAAACTTTGATGAGCCAGGTTATTGGGAATTGTTTTCAGAATTTTATTATAGAGATACAAATGCCCCTAGGTATTGTAGATACTATGATAGACCGAATCATGCTTTTAATACGCCAGGAAAAGCATGTTTAGATAAAAATGGCGATTGGGAGGTCCAATGATAAAAAATGTGATAATATTTACTTTGGCATTTATCATTATAACTATGACTGATGTTACAATTGAAGAGGTTGTGGTACATCTTAGTAGTAGTATAAATAGTGTTATTGACAGAGTGATAGGAGTAATATAATGAAAAATATAATGATAGTTGTATTGGCACTTACCTTAGGTGCATGTACAACAGGCAATAATCCAATCTACTCATTAAAGAGTGAGACTGGAGAATTTGTTACACAAGTACCAGGTTGGTTTATGTCAGATTATACCAACATGAAATTGTGTGGTGATGAAACTCATGAAGGTATGTGTTTATTTGGGGCAGGTACATCTGTATCACCTGATTTAAATCTTGCGATTGAGAAGGCAAAGATGATTGCAAAATCTGAAATTGCTGATATGATTAAAGGCACAATGAATAAACAAAGTAAACAGTTCATTACTGAAGTTGGTAAAACTCAAAGTAAAGAAGTAGTTACAGAAGTTGAAAGTGCAATTGTAAACTCTATTGAAAATACTCCAGTTCGTGGGTATGAAGTCTTTAAACAAGATGTAGTAATTACTAGAGGCGGTAGTTATCGTGCATATGTAGGTTTAAGATTACCAATGGGAGAATTAAACAAAATGTATAACTTTACAATAGAACAAGCTGTGGATGCTTATCAATCAAATGATAATAGAGTAGACACAATATGGGATGATATGATATCATCAAATGAGGAAATAGAAAATGAGAATAGTACTGTACAGTAAAGATAAATGTACCTATTGTTCTAAGTCCAAGGTTATGTTAGATAACCTTGGATTAAAATATACAGAAAAGAAATTTGAAAATTTTGATTCTGTTG